AGAAGTACTTTATCTGCTTCCCAAAGGTTGAATCCCCTCTCTATTTTCCTACGCAGATATTCTCTCTCACCGATCATTCTGATTGCTTTCTCTCTAAGGTCTGATGCACTCCATTTCTCAGCCTGCTCAATCAAGAAATCAGCCATGCATTTTTTTTCCTCAAATAATTCACGAGCTAATACCGTTTGCTTTTCAATCTCAGCAAGTGCTCCTGGAGCTTTCATATACAATTTGCAAAACTCATCTTTGTCAAGTTCAGTATTCATGTATATCTTTTCGATGACATCATACGTCTCTGCCGAGATTGGCTTTCCTGTTCTTTCTTCAAACTCTTTTAGTGTCATATTCTTATTTGATTTAGAGTAAATAATCTATTTTGTTAACTTTATTGCCCTTTTATTTTGGCGTTATCAATGTTTTGCGTTAACTTTATAGTGCAAATGTAATTAAAAACATTACACTGTAATTAAAAACAAGACAAAATGTGTAATCTATTAAGATAATTTAATAATATTCGTATGCATA